TTTATGGTAAAGAGTATGGTCCTTTTGAAAAAATAGCGCATTATTATTCTTGCATAAATCATAAAAAATCAAACCCAAATATACCACTTGTATTAATTACCGATTTAAAGAGTAAAGTACAATTTGATAAATTGAATATAACACCATTATATGATGATGTTATTACAAATTTATTTGATGATTACCCTTACGATAAAGTATCATACAATTATTGGGCGACTCCAAAAATATGGGCTATGTCAAAGTTGACTTGCCCATTTTTTATTTATGATACCGACTTAATGTTGCATAAATCTTTATTGGATTATACTGATTGTGATTTAGTTTATCTGAATAGAGAAATGACTACATTGTATCCTAATCCATTAGACATACATCATACTGAAAATTGGGTGTGGTCTGATGAGTGGGTGAGTTCATTCAAAAATACAATCCCTATGAATTGTGCTGTGATTGGTATGTTGAACGAAGATTTAAAAAATGAATATGTCAAAACTTATTTTGATTTTATTTTTAATTCAAGCGGAGATGTATCATTTGTTAGTAATGAATCCAGAAGACTAAAAGCCCCATTCTCAGCGGCTCAAATTACTATGGAACAATGGTTATTAGCTGCTACGTTATATTATTTCAAAATAAAATACAACATACATTTACAATCAAAAAGTATGTGTAATGTTATTTATGCTGAAAATGAATTTTACCATTTTGACATAAACTTACCCCGTACTTTTGCAGAAGAAGAGCTAAACAATACGATGTATCACTTGTGGGGAGCAAAACACCATCAATATGACCCCTCACACCCATTATATTCTAATACAGTTCAAAGCTTGGTAGATGGGGCATATATTGTTAGAGGTAGTAAATACTATGAATTGTTAGGTGTTGATTTTGAAGAAACACTAAAAACTTTAATTATTAATGCTAAATTACATACTTATTAGTAGTTTAATTAAAATTGGAATAAACTATGGAAACATTAAAGAAAGTTTGGAACTGGTTACTTGGTAAAACAACCATTGATGAGAGAATCAAAGAAACTGTTGCTGAAGTTAAAAAAGAAGTAGCTGAAGTAAAAGTTGCGGTTGAAGAAGTTAAAGTTGCTGCTAAGAAGGTAGTTAAAGAAACTTCAGATGTAGCTAATGTAGTAGAAAAAGCTGCTCCTAAAAAGAAGAGATACTACCCAAAGAAAAAAGCTACTGCTCCAAAAGCAGAACCAAAAGCTGCTGTTAAGAAGCCCGCTGCAAAGAAATAAATGAAACGTTTCAATACTCAACAACTTGTAATTCTTGCGTTATTAGCGCTACTTGCATATCAATTCTTTTTTGCAGGTAATAGATACAAAAGAGAATACGAGAAAATGTTGAAGGAACGTGAAGCAGAGTACAAAGAACAAATTCAATCATTAGAAAATCAGTCAGACTCTATTTTAAAACTCAACAAAGAGATTGAAAAAGAGTTAAAAAAGATTGATGGTCAGATTGATAGAAAAGATGCTCAAATCAACAAGTTAAGGAAACGATATGAAAAAGATGTTGCTAAGCTTGACGCTATGTCTGACAACGACATTGCCGATGCTTTCACAGACGCTTTCAACTGAACCTAACTTAATTGCGGTTCCGAGAGCATCCCTTGAAAAGGCTTTAAAAGTAAAAGCCGAAAGAGACCTTTGTGTTGAAGAATTAAGATTAACACAAGAAAAACTTGACTTGTATGCAAAATCTATTGGTTTGTATAAAGTTGAGGTTGACAATTTAAACAAAGTAATTTCCACAAAAGATTTGGTAATTGTTGAAAAAAACAAAATCATTTCATTAAAAGAAAACGAAATTACAGTTCTTAAAAAGCAAAAATCTTCCAAAATGTGGCAAGGTTTGGTATTTGGTTTTGTTGGTGGTGCTACTTTAAGTTTGGTATTTGCACTCTAAATAAAAATGTATGGCAAAAACTTTAAAGGAACTTATTAGGGAAGAGTACATCAAGTGTGCTAAAGACCCTGTATATTTTTTTAAGAAGTATTGTTATATCCAACACCCTCACCGAGGGAAAATCCTTTTTAACTTATACGATTTCCAAGAAGATTTGATGAGGGAGTTTAACGACCACCGATTCAATGTCATTCTTAAATCTCGCCAGTTAGGTATTTCAACCCTATCCGCTGGATATTCCTTGTGGATGATGTTATTCCACGAAGATAAAAACATTCTTGTAATTGCAACCAAACAAGAAGTAGCAAAAAACCTCGTGACCAAGGTTCGCTTTATGCACGAGAACCTACCAAGTTGGCTAAAGGGTCAGACCGAAGAAGACAACAAACTTTCTTTACGATTACGAAATGGTTCTCAAATCAAAGCAACATCTGCTGCTGGAGACGCTGGTCGTTCTGAAGCACTCTCTATGTTGATTATGGATGAGGCAGCCTTTATTACAAACATTGAGGATATTTGGACATCTGCTCAATCAACCCTTTCAACGGGCGGTAAAGCTATTGTATTATCAACTCCAAATGGTGTGGGAAACTGGTTCCATAAAATTTGGTTAAAGGGTGAGGCTGGTGATAGTTGGAATCCAATCAAACTACACTGGACCGTTCACCCCGAAAGAAACCAAAAGTGGAGAGATGACCAGACCAAACTCCTTGGTGAGAAAGGTGCTGCTCAAGAATGTGATTGTGATTTCATCAGTTCGGGTTACACGGTGGTTGATTCATCTATTTTAAGTTGGTACACCGAAACTTACATCAAAGACCCAATTGAAAAACGTGGATTTGATGGAAACTATTGGTTGTGGGAATATCCAAATTATTCTCGTGATTATGTGGTAGTAGCCGACGTGGCTCGTGGTGATTCATCCGACTATTCAGCGTTTCACGTTATTGATATTGAGACGGTAGAACAAGTTGCAGAATACAAAGGTAAGATTGAAACCAAACAATATGGAGCATTCCTTACATCAGTTGCTGCTGAATGGAACAACGCAATGCTGGTGGTGGAAAACGCAAACATTGGTTGGGCTGTAATTCAAGAAGTGATTGACCGAAACTATACAAACCTATACTACTCATATCGTGAGTTGGGATATATTGATGATGATGTCCATCTTCGTAAAGGTTGGGACTTGAAAAAGAAAGAGGATATGGTTCCGGGCTTTACTATGTCATCAAGAACACGACCTTTGGTGATTTCTAAACTTGACACTTATATGAGAGAAAAAACTCCAATCATCCATTCTAAAAGGTTGATTGATGAGTTATTTGTATTCATTTGGAATGGTTCTAAAGCAGAAGCACAACAAGGGTACAACGATGACTTGGTTATGTCATTCTCCACAGGTCTTTGGGTAAGAGACACCGCATTGAAATTAAGACAACAAGGTATTGATTTAAGTAGAACCGCACTAACCCACATTGGTAGAACTCAAGGTGGTGTTTACAATTCAAGATTAGGTCAAAGTAATCCGTGGGTAATCAAAGATGGTCGTGGAAATGATGTTGATATGACCTGGATACTTTAATTTGGTAGTGTAGTTTATTTTTTGTATATTTATAGCTTGTAAAGATATACTCTTTAACTTGAGAAAACATTATGGCAGATAATTCACTATTTGGAAGACTACAAAAACTATTCGCTACCCAAGTCATTGTAAGACGCGTGGGTAAGGGTCGTTTACAAACGGTAGACTCGCAAAGACTTCAGTCCCAAGGTAATATCCGTGGAACTTCCTACTACGATAGATTTGGTAGATTACATACTTCTCGTAGAAACTGGGAAACCTACAACCAACAATTTAACTATCACTCAAACAAGTTGGAATTATACACCGACTACGAGGCGATGGATAAAGACTCAATCATTCACTCTATCTTGGACATTTATTCGGATGAAACAACTTTGAAAAATGATATGGGTGATGTAATCCGTATTAAATCTTCCGATGAAAACTTAAAGAAGATTCTTCACAACCTTTTTTATGATATCTTAAACATTGAATTCAATCTTTGGGCTTGGATTCGTGGTATGAACAAATATGGTGATTACTACTTGTATTTGGATATTGAAGAGGGTGTGGGTATTGTAAACGTTCAACCAATTTCAGCATACGAACTTGAACGTGAAGAGGGATTCAATCAAGACAATCCTTATGAAGTACGATTCAAATTATCAAGTATGAGTTCTTCTACCAATTTCTCATATGGTAAAGACAAACACACATACTTCCCATTCTATCAGATTGCTCACTTTAGATTGATGACCGACACCAACTTTTTACCATATGGTGCTTCGTTGTTAGAGGGTGCTAGAAAAACTTGGAAGCAGTTGACTCTTATGGAAGATGCTATGATGATTCATAGAATTATGAGAGCACCTGAAAAGAGAATCTTCAAAATTGATGTTGGTAATATCCCACCACAAGAGGTAGACCAGCATATGAGAAACATCATTGATGGAATGAAGAAGGTTCCGTACATTGACCAAAATACTGGCGATTACAACCTCAAGTTCAATATGATGAATATGTTAGAAGACTACTTCTTGCCCGTTCGTGGTGGTCAGAGTGGAACTGAAATTGATTCTTTAAGTGGTATGGAGTTCGGTGGTATTGATGACATTGAATACTTGAAGAATAGAATGATGGCGGCTTTGAAAGTTCCCAAGGCGTTCATCGGATACGAAGAGGGTGTTGAAGGTAAAGCTACACTTGCTCAACAAGACATTAGATTTGCAAGAACCGTTGAAAGAATCCAAAAGATTGTTCTTTCAGAATTAACTAAAATTGCAATCGTTCACCTATACTCACAAGGATACGAGAATGAAGACCTCGTAAACTTTGAGTTGGAACTTACAAACCCATCTATCATTTACGAACAAGAGAAGGTTGCTTTACTTGCTGAAAAAACATCATTGACTCGTGATTTGAAAGACTTGAAGATGATTTCACAAGAGTGGATTTACAAAAACATCTTTAATATGTCCGATGATGAATGGAAAGCAGAACAAGAAAAAGTAATTGATGACTTGAAGTTAGGTTTCAGACAAGAACAAATTACAACCGAAGGTAATGACCCAGCCAAGACCGGTGAGTCATTTGGTACACCACACGACCTTGCTGTGATTGCTCAACAGCCGGCCGAAGAAGAAGGTGGTTCGCCTGAAGGTGGATTCCCTGGCGCTGGAAGACCAACTGAAAGTGGAACCTACGGAACTGACCAAGCAAATATGGGTAGAGACCCACTTGGTAAACAAACCGATGTAAGAGCTGATAATGCATATCACACATTTAGAAAGAGTCCGATGGCGGTTGAATCTCAAGCCGCACTAAAATCTTCTCTAACTAAAATGAAGGTTAAAACTAAAGCTATGATTATAGAATCGTTGAAACCAGAGTCTAAAACTGAAGAATCTGGGTTATTAGATGAGTCTCAATTATTAGATGATACGATTTAACCTATAATATGATATTTATTTATTAGAAAGTCAAATAAAAGGTTTGAAATGGGTAAATTAAAACACAGTAAGTTCAAAAATACGGGTATTTTATTTGAGTTGCTCGTGAGACAAATTGCTGCTGATACATTAGCTGGCAAAAACTCACTGGCGCTTGAAATTATTAAATCCCATTTCAAAAAAGGGACTGAATTGACCAAGGAGTTAAATCTATATCAGACACTCCAAAAAGAAAACTTTGATTCACAATACAAAGCTCAAGAATTTGTTAATATCATTTTAGAGCAAAGAGAAAAGTTAAATGAATCTATTCTTCGTAGACAAAAGTATAACTTAATCAAGTCTATTAAAGAATCATACAAAATTGATGACTTTTTCAAGTATCGTGTAAACAATTACAAAGAATTAGCATCAACCTACAAATTGTTTGAATTCAAACAAGAAACATCTCCAAAAGAATGGGTTGAATGTAAGAATACAATCTTTGAAAACATCATTACCAAAAAAGAACAATTGGTAGAAGAAAAGTTGAACGAAGATTACACAAGTCAACCAAAAGAAGTTAGACTATTGGCTTACAAATTTTTGGTAGATTCGTTTAACGAAAAATATACAGGTCTTACAACCGAACAAAAGACCATTTTGAGAACATACATCAACAACATTGATAATTCAGAGAAGTTAAGAAAGTATGTTATATCAGAAGTTAAAAAATTAAAAACCCAATTTGGTAAATTAAAAGTTTCTGATAAAGTTATTTCAATCAAGTTAAACGAAACTATCAATTTGATGGATAGTATTGCAACATCAAAAGTAATCAGCGAAACGCAAGTTCTTTCTTTGTTAAGATACCACGAATTGTTACAAGAGGTGAGGAAATTGAAATGAGCAGATACTTGTTAAAAGAACTTGAAGATAAATTTAATCAACTTGAACTCCAAGAAGAAGAGGAAGAGTTGGATGAAGCCAATGTGACCGCAAACCTTGATGGTGGTGCTGGTCCCCCAAGAACCCCATACGCTTTTGCTAAAAGTGAGGATGATATGGATGATGACCACATTGAAGTATTAGGATACAAAAAATCAAAAAAATCAAATCAACATTTTGAATCACTTTCACAATTAGATTCTAAATTAGAAAGTTTGATTGAAGCAACCTATCGTGCTTATAGAAAAGATGAGTCAATGTCTGCAAAGAAAAAAGTGAATCTTGCTATCAAAGAAATTAATCGTAAGTTGTATGAGGTTGAACAATTAGTAAATCAGAATACAAAACTTAAAACCGAAATGGGATTGAGTCAAGGTCAGTATTGGGAATCTACAAAAGTAAGATTTAGTAAGATTTCCGAAAGAATGTTAAAGATTTCTCGTAAGATTAAAGAATTGGGTGCTTGATATGTCGTGTGGATGTGAAAAGAACCAAGTTAATGAAGCTTTAGAGGTGGATGACATCTCTCAAATCAGATTGTTGATTCGTAAAGAATTAGCTAAAGTATTTCTTGACCTTTACCGCAAAAAACAAATCTGGGAAAAATAATGAAGCAATTATTAGTTGATACTACTGTATTCCAAATTACACCTCAAATCTTGAAGGAGTCGCAAGACCGCCACGGAAGATTTTTGGTTACAGGTGTATTGCAGAGAGCAAACGCTAAAAACCAAAATGGTAGAGTATATCCAAGAAACATTCTTGAAAGAGAAGTTGAAAAATACAAGGGTAGGGAAATCAAAGAAAACCGAGCATATGGTGAACTTGACCATCCGGAATCATCGGTAATTGAATTGAAAAACACATCACACGTTGTTCGTGATGTGTGGTGGAATGGTGATGATGTAGTTGGTGCTGTTGAAATCTTAAACACACCTGCTGGCAAAATCTTACAAGAGTTAATCAAAGCAGAATGTACGGTGGGTATCTCATCAAGAGGTATGGGTTCAGTAAGTCAGATTAAAGAAGATGGGACTGTTGCAGTTGAAGGTGACTTTGAGTTGATTTGTTGGGACTTTGTTTCTAACCCATCAACGCATGGTGCTTTTATGAGACCTACAAATGAAGGGGTTATCAAAGAGTCAGTTCAAAGAAAACAAACTAATTATAATAAGGTTAATACACTTATGAGAGAAATCATCTGCGAAGTGGGTGGATATTGTGAGTGTGATTTTGGAGATATAAAATGAAAATGATATCATTACTAAAAGAAAACGCTAGTAGAACCGCAATGGAAATTGGCGGTTTGACTGGTTTAAACAAAGATGCAATCCAAAAGTTTGTTGATACTCACAATATGGATATTGAGAAGGTTTACCAATATGTTAAAAAGTCAAAGTTAACAGATAGACTTAATTTTGTAACGGCAGTAGTTGGAACTCCTGGAAATCCGGTTCAAAAAAGAATGATTAAGATGTTTGGTGAATCAGTAAACGAATCACAAGACCACGAAGTTTCAATGGCTCAAAATTCATTGGATTCTATTATCAAATACGCTACTGAATTGAAGCAAAAAATGGGTGAGATGGAAAAAGATATTCCTGCTTGGATTCAAGACCACATCACTAATGCTGAAAACTATGT